GGTGGAATTGAATCGTCGAGGGGTCGTGTATTGACAAGTCGCAAAACACCCGTTAGGCTCGCAATCGGTTGGGCCTCGTTCGCCCAAAATTTCCTGAAGCCCTCCGCGTGAGGGCTTTTTGCATTCTGGAGCCTATGGCACGCCCCTCGAAGTTCACGCCTGAGCTAGCCGTTGAAATCTGCCGACGTGTGGCAGACGGCCGCAGCCTGCGCAGCGTGTGCCGGGATGAGGACATGCCAAATGCGGACACGGTGAACGAGTGGCGAATCAATCGCGCTGAGTTTTCCGAGCAGTACGCGCGCGCTAGAGAGCGACGCGCCGAGGTGCTGGCCGATGAGATCCTCGACATTGCGGACAAAGCAGAGGATGCGCAGATCGCACGCTTGCAGGTAGATGCCCGCAAGTGGGCAGCATCGAAACTCGACCCCAAACGCTACGGAGACCGACTCGACATTGACGCAACAGTGCGCAAAGCCGAAGTCTCCGAAAACCCGCTGACCGATGAGCAATGGGCCGCTTCATACGCCGTTAATCGTCTGGCGACCGCAGCAGGGACCGCAGAAGGCACTGGTTGATTGCCCGTTCTCCGAGATCCTGTTCGGCGGGGCGCGTGGTGGTGGAAAGACTGACGGGGTTCTCGGCAAGTTTGCGCTGAAGGAACGGCGCTATGGGCGCGGCTTTAACGCCGTTTTCTTCCGCCAAGAAATGCCGCAGGCCGACGACCTGATCGAGCGCGCGAAGGAGATTTACCTCCCCTGCGGGGCCGACTGGAAGGAACAAAGCAAGACGTTCGTGATGCCGCACGGTGGGCGCGTCAGGTTCCGCCCGCTCGAATCCACGGCCGACGCGGGCAAGTATCAGGGTCAGAACCTCTCCGACGTCGCAGTCGAGGAAGCGGGCAACTATGCCGACCCTCGGCCGATCGACATGATGTTCGGCGCGCTGCGTTCGAAGACTGGCGTACCGATTCAGATGATCTTGACCGCCAACCCGGGCGGCAGTGGTCAACACTGGATCAAGCACCGATACATCGACCCTGCGCCGCTCGGCATGCAGCCGATTACGCGCACGCTGCCCAACGGGGTCCAGTCGCACAAGTACGTCTACATCCCTTCGCGGGTGTCGGACAACCGCATCCTGTTGTCGCACGACCCGAGCTATGCCGACCGTCTGAACTTGGTCGGATCGCCGGAGCTGGTGCGTGCGTGGCTCGAAGGTGATTGGAACGTCATCGCTGGCGCGTTTTTCCCTGAATTCGACGGGGCGCGTCATGTGGTTGCGCCGCACGAGATCCCCGAACACTGGTTGCGCTTCCGGGCGATGGATTGGGGTTCAGCACGGCCGTTTAGCGTTGGCTGGTACGCCGTCAGTGATGGTGATGACCCACGCTATCCGCGCGGTGCGTTGATCCGATATCGCGAGTGGTACGGCAGCACGGGCGAGCCTAACAAGGGCCTGCGCATGACGGCCGACGACGTCGCGCTCGGCATCAAGGCGCGCGAGGAAGGCGACCGCATCACCTACAGCGTCATAGACCCCGCAGCGTATGCGGAGAACGGCGGCCCGAGCATCGCCGAGCGCATGAGCGTGCATGGCGTGCACTTCGGCCCTGCGGACAACAAGCGCGTCGGGACACTCGGCGCGATGGGCGGATGGGACCAAGTGCGCGCACGCCTCAAGGGCGACGACGACGGCCGGCCGATGGTCTACATCTTCGCGACCGGCGTGCACCTGATTCGCACGCTGCCTGCCCTGCAACACGACGACAAACGGCCGGAAGACGTGGACAGCGATGGTGAAGACCACGCCCCGGATGAATTCCGCTATGCGCTGATGAGCCGCCCGTATGTGAAAGACGCGCCGGAGAAACCCGGGCCGCGATGGCCGCAGCAACAAACAATCAATGAACTCATCGAGCGCAACGCTCGCAGGTTACGAGGTGATTAGATGCAACTGACGACACAACCCGGCTACAAGGTCGCGACAGCGGTAACGCCGTCCGATTCGACGCTGGTGAACTGCCGCGCGCTGTGGGTCGGTGGCACTGGAACGCTCGTGATTTCCAACGATGCGAGCACCGCAGGCGTGACGCTGTCGGCGATCCCGACGGCGACGCTCATGCCCATCGAACTCAACGGCGGGCGCGTCATGGCCGCATCGTCTGCGACGCTGATCGTCGCGCTTCAGTGAGGTAGACATGCCGCAGATCATTGCATCGCCCGCGATTGGCGCGACCGCCCCCGCTACTGGCATTTATAACGCGCTGCCGTCTATTGCGCCGTATCGGGCCGTTCTGTTTGGCGACTCGATGACGAGCCAAGCATATGTCGATACTGCGGCAACCTCGGCCAGTTACAACCGGGCGACGAGCGTTCTGACGATTACCGACTCTGCGCACGGATTGGCGTCAGGCTGGACGGTCGACGTGTTTAACCGTTCCTATTCGTCGCTGAAGAAGTTCGTTTCCCTCCCGATCACGCGCATTGACGCGAACTCGTACTCGGTCAACCTGGGCATATACGGCGGCAGTTTGCCGGAAGGCACGCTGTCCGGAACGACGTATGCGCGAGTACCTGTCCGATGGGCGGCAAATGGCTGGTTCAACTGGCTGCAAATCGCGAGCGGGTACAAGTTCAATCTTGTTTTCAATGGTGCGCAATCTGGCGATGTCACGGCCGACTGCATCGAGCGAATCAACTCGCATTGTCTGGATTACGGCCCGGACGTGGTGTTTATGCAGATCCCAGGCATTAACGACATGAGCACCAGCAACGGCCCGATTGCCGAGGAAGTAATTTGGACGAATCAGAAGACCATCATTGACACCATCCTCGGCACGGGCGCCGTGCTTGTGGTGTTGACGCTGACGCCCGTATTGACCTCGGAGGCGCGGGCCACGCTGCAAAACATGGCGCGCGTGCAGCGACTGAACAAGCGGCTTCAAGCCTACGCGCAGGGTAAGAAGAGCCTCATCGTCATCGATTCGTGGAAGTTGGTGATTGATTCCAGCGACACGACCGGCCTTGCGCTTGCCGCGTACCTGAAGAACACGGCCGGCGATTACATCCATTACAACACCCAAGGCGCGCGGCGCGTGGGTGAGGCGGTGTGGACGGCCATCTCGGGCGCGTTCCCCGGGCAGTACGACAACGCGCCGAAGTCGGCGATTGATTGTTTCCTGAGCAGTTCCGTTTCGCTTACGTCAGTCTCACGATCGAACAACGTCATCACTGCGACGGGCACGGCCCACGGGTTCCTGACCGGCGAGTATGTGAAGCTGGCGGGCGGCACAAGCGAGGTGCTGAACGAGTGGGGCACTGTGACGCGCGTCGATGCGAATACGGTGACATTCCCCAGCGCCGGGCCGAACGGCTCGATCACCGGCACCATTCGCATGAGCCGGAGCAACACCATTTCGCAGAACCCGGTGCTTGTCACGGCAACCGGCGGCACCATTGCAAACGGCGTGACCGGCACGAGCGCCGGCAACGTCACCAGCACTAACCACGCGGGGAATACGGGAACGCAAACGGCTGTTGCCAGCGTTGTCGCGCATCCGTCCAGCTATGGGAACGTGCAGCGCCTTGTCGTATCGGCGGCGGCACTCAATGACTTGCCCGGGTTCCAGCAGACAACAACATCGCTGCTGAACAACGAAATCAAGGCTGGGCGTGAATACTATTTCCAGTGTTATCTGAAGATCGCTTCCGCGAACTGGACCAACACGGCCGCAAGCGAGATCAAGGTCCGATTGATCGCCAACGTCGACGGCGTGCTCTACTCGGTTTTCAACCTCGACACGTATGCGGGCCTGCCGGCGGCGGGTTCGCTCACGTCCGATTTCGAGGGCGTCGTCCGGACGGCCAACATGCTGTTGCCCGGCGGCACGGTGTCACAGTTCTACTGGCAGGTGTACGTGCGCGCGGCCGGCTCGTGGACGAGTAACGTCACCATTGACGTGGGGCAGATCGGCATCGTTGAGGTTGTGGGCGCGTGACCCCCCAACAGGAACACCGCAAGTGGGCGCGTGAACTAGAGCGCGCGCACAAGCGCGAAAACGCGTGGCGGCAAGAGGGCGAGAAGATCGTTCGCATGTACCGCGCGGAGGAAAAGAAGGCGAACGCCTTCAACATCCTCTGGAGCAACACGGAAACGCTGCGCCCGGCGCTCTATTCCGACGTGCCGCGCCCCGACGTGCGGCGCAGGTTCAAGGATGCGGACCCGGTCGGCAAGATCGTGTCAGAGGTGACCTCGCGCGCGCTACAGGTGGCGCTCGATGGGGACCGCTTCGACGGTGCGATGCGCCGCAGCGTGCTCGATGCACTGCTGCCGGGTCGCGGTGTCTCGCGCATTCGCTACGTGCCGTCCCTGTCACAAGTTGGTGTGACGGAAGAGACGCACGAGGAAGGCGCAGAGGAACCGACGCACGAAGCCCACGAGGGCAACACTGAGGAACTGGAATACGAGCAGGCGATCGTCGAGCACGTCGACTGGCAGGACTTCCGCCGTGGCTACGGTCGCGTATGGGACGAGGTGCAGTGGGTCGCGTTCCGCTGCCGGCTGACCAAGGAAGACGTGGCGGAGAGGTTCGGCGAAGAGATTGCCGCAGCCCTGCAATACGATCAGGACGAAGACGACGCGCAGAAGGATCGCAGCAGCGACAAGCCGGAAGAGTCCGACGACCAGAAGACCGCCGAGTTCTGGGAAATCTGGAACAAGGAAGAGCAGC